AAAAATTTGACCCTACTCGATCTACAAACCCATTTGCATATTATACACAGATTATTTACTTTGCGTTTGTAAGGCGTATTCAGAAAGAAAAGAAACAACAAGCAACAAAATATAAGTTACTAGAAAATATTGACTTTGAACAGTTACTTGAACATTCTTCGGATAACGAAGAATATACAAATCACATTATAGAACTTATGCGTAAACAAGTAGATACTATAGAGCCTGAGCGAAGAGAAGTAACTACTAAAAAGAAAAAGAAAGAAAAAGAAGAAAATATACCAAACTTTCTTGATGATTTAGAATAAATAATATATTATATCATGTACGTGTGATCGGGTGCCCTTCCACCCGTCATCTAACTAGGAGCATTAATGTCAAAGATTAAAGTCGCGGAGTTATTTTACTCCATTCAAGGTGAAGGTCGCTATATGGGCGTACCTTCTGTCTTCCTAAGAACCTTCGGATGTAACTTCAAATGTGAAGGTTTCGGTATGCCTAAAGGTGAAAGGACCGATGAGTATCTTAAAGTTAACCCTGATAGTTACAAATCTTACCAGGATCTTCCTCTTGTATCTACTGGCTGTGATTCTTACGCTTCTTGGGATCCTCGCTTTAAGCACTTATCCCCTGTTCTGGATAGTGAAGCAATTGCACAAGCCATTATCGAAATGCTTCCGCATAAAAGATGGAAAGATGAACATCTAGTTATTACTGGTGGTGAGCCTCTATTAGGATGGCAAAAAGCTTATCCTGATTTACTAAGCCATAGACTTATGTTAGGTCTTAAAGAAGTTACTTTTGAGACTAACGGTACTCAAGAGCTGTCTAGCGAGTTTAGAAAATATCTAACTAACTCTTTTAATTACGACGAAATAACTTTTTCAGTTTCACCTAAACTATCTGTATCAGGTGAGAAGTGGGAAGAGGCTATCAAGCCAGAAGTTGTTCGTGAATATGAAAAGGTTGGTTACACCTATCTTAAGTTTGTCGTTGCTACAGAAGAAGACGCGGAAGAAGCGCAAAAGGCTGTCTTCCAATATCAAAGTGCAGGTTTTAGTGGCCCGGTTTATTTAATGCCTGTAGGTGGTGTAGAATCTGTATACCACATGAATAATAGAAAAGTAGCTGAATTAGCTATGAATAAGGGTTTTAGGTACTCAGATAGATTACAGGTACCTCTTTTTAAAAATGAATGGGGTACATAATGTCAGAGACACATAGAAGGACTATAGTAAGAGCTATTACATGGCGAATTGTTGCTACTTTGGTAACAGCTGTATGGACAGGTTTGTCGGGAGCTATCATAATTAATATCTTCATGACAATAGCTCATTACATACATGAAAGAGCTTGGTTAAAAATTAAATGGGATACGGAAACGGAGAACTAAATGTCATTACAAGTCGGTAAAACAGATCCAGAGCTAGGTTATAAGATTGAGGAATATCTTCGTGAGAAGGGTGTACATACACCTACTATCATCGATAAGCTTAATGTAAAAGAAAAGTCGAAGATTAACAAGATCGAAAAGCACTTTGCTGCTATTATGGATATTCTTGGTCTTGATCGTGAAGATGACTCATTGACTGATACTCCTCTGCGAGTAGCTAAGATGTATGTAAATGAAATCTTCTGGGGTTTGAAACCAGAGAACTTTCCTAAATGTACTGTCATCGAGAACAAGATGGGGTACGATGAAATGGTTATCGAGAAGGACATTACACTAATGTCTAACTGTGAACACCATTTTGTTACTATTGATGGTAAGGCCCATGTGGCTTATATTCCTAAAGGTAAAGTATTAGGTTTATCTAAACTTAATCGTATCGTTGAATATTTTGCACGTAGACCTCAAGTACAGGAACGTATTGCAGAACAAATCTATCATGCACTAGCGTTTATTCTGGGTACAGATGATATTGCTGTTGTAATTGAAGGTACACACTACTGTGTAAAGAGCAGAGGTGTAGAAGATCATTCGTCTTATACCTACACAGCTAAGCTTGGTGGTTGTTTTAGAAGTGAACCAGAAGCACGTGCTGAGTTTATGACCTTGATTAAAAAATAATTATGAATCGATATATGAGGGGTGCTAAGATATACTTAGCAGAATTCACCGATAAGGTAAATGGTGATACATTTTTAAAATTTGGTTACACAGGTTATAAAGATGCTGCTGATAGATTTCGTTTTGAGCCAGAGCAATACTCAAAGTGGGATATACGTATTCTTTGCACCGCTTATCATCCAGACAAAAGTGTTATTGAGCAAACAGAAGAGAGATTGAAGAAAAAATATCCTAAGAATTTTTGGTTAGAAGAAAAAATTGTAGGGGTAACTGAAATAGTTAAGATGAGCAAATCTACTAGATACGCAGCTATTCAGGAAGTTCGTAATCTTAATGAGCAATGGAAAAAAATATATGTTAATCAGCCATGAAGTACCACTATCTTTACTAGGAAAATCTATAGCATTTAATGATTATGACTATGCTCTAGTTCATCTGTTTGAAACAGAGCCACTATACTATAAGTTTTTTGAGGAGTCACTAGCTCAAGGAAGAAAAGTTATCTTAGATAACTCGGTGTTTGAATTAGGTGAAGCTTTTAACATGAATACGTTTGCAAAATATGTTAACCAGCTTAAACCTACAGAGTATATTATACCAGATGTTCTAGAGAATATGGAAAGAACAATTGGTAATGCTATGATGTTTAAAGAGCTATTCCCTGATCTACCAGGAAAATCTATTGGTGTCGTTCAAGGCAAAAATTATAGGGATCTAGTTACATGTTATGAGGAACTAGATATACTAGGTGTAGATAAAATTGCTTTTTCATTTGACTATAGTTATTATGAAGATTTATATAAGCACCCTAACAAATGGATGTCCTTTACACTAGGTAGAGTACAAACACTAACGAGAATGTTAAATGAAGGAATTATTAACAAGGATAAACCACATCACCTACTGGGTTGTTCACTACCTATCGAATTCTTGTTTTATAGACAAGGGTTCGAATGGATTGAGACCATGGATACTTCCAGCCCTGTGGTTCATGGGCTTCTTAATACTCTTTACGAGCCTGGTGGTTTGGTTGATAAGCAGTCCATTAAACTGGTCGACTTATTATATTCCGTACCCGATCATGAGCAGATGAGTTTTATTCAAGCAAACATTAATTACTTTAGATCGTATGTAAAAGGTACAGAGTAATGTACTGGATTGCTTTTTTTAGTCAAACAGGATCAGAGATAGTTCATCTATCTAAAGAACTAGGTCGCTCACCTGATTTAATTCTTACTAATAACAAAGATGTTTCAACATATCACCCTGATATGGTACTTCTAAGTATACCAATGTACGTAGCAGGGCATGATGGTCTAATGCAATTTCTTCGTGATAATTATAATAACCCTAAAGAAGTACTGATTACTCTACACGGGTATTTAAGAATTATACCACCAGACGTTTGTGAACGATTTGAAATCTATAACGGCCATCCCGGCTACATTACAGCATACCCTGAACTTAAAGGTAAAGACCCACAAGTAAAAGCTTGGGAAGCCAGGCATCGTTGGGTAGGTTGCGTTATACACAAAGTAACAGCAGGTGTAGATGAAGGTCCTATTGTCGACCAGACAGGCGTACCGAATACAGCTAATTCATTAGACGAATTGTATAGCCTATTAAAGAGAAAATCGCTATACTTATGGGAAAAGTTTATGTGGGGAAAGTTAAATGAAAATAGCGATAAGCGGCGCTCAATCAGTAGGTAAGACTACATTAATTAATGCTTTACGTTCTGAAGAAGCATTAAAGCAGTATACCTTTTGTACCGAAGTGACTAGACGTGTTAAGGGTTATGGGTTAAACATAAATGAAGAAGGTGATGACATTACGCAGAGATTGATAATGCAAGAACATATTGTTAATGTCTTTATGAACGACAATATGATATCAGATAGATGTGCATTAGACGGTATTGTTTACTCTCACTACTTAGCAGAAAATAAAAAAATAACTCAGAAGACATATGATTTTGCTGATAACATATTCAACAAACTCATGCCAAAGTATGACCTAGTCTTTTATATTCCACCAGAATTTGAAATAGAAGATGACGGAACAAGAAGTATTAATAGGCATTTTAGAGATAGAATTGTAACATTATTTGATAGTTATATTAAAGAAAAACAATTAACTACCGTCTACCTAGTAGGTTCAGTTAGAGAAAGAGTAGATACGGTACTTAAATATATAAAGGATGTTGAGCATGAGCAATCAAGAAGAACTTAATAAGCTAGTATCAGTTCACTTAGGTAAGGCAGGTGACGGTACGGTTGTAAAACCTTATGTTACACCTGACGATGTAGATCCTACTCTACTAGTAGCTGTACCAAGACATTTAAACAGGACGCAATATGATATTCAAGAAGATGACTTACCGTTTGTGGGAGTCGATGCGTGGAACGCTTATGAGTTCTCAACTCTTTTGGATAATGGTTTTCCCGTCTCTGGTTGGCTTAAGTTTGTCTATGATTCTGATTCCCCTAATATTGTGGAGTCTAAATCAGTAAAGCTATACCTTAACTCTTATAACATGGCGCGTCTCATTACATCTACATCTGACTTCTGGATGGTAGAAGATAGGATTGCCAGAGACTTGAGTGATGCTACCGGTGGTGAAGTAGAAGTATATGCGTTACAGACTATAATGAGTCTGCCAGTATTTTAGAAGTTGTTCCTTCTATTGGTCGTTATGAAAGATGGCGTTCACATTCTCTACGTTCAAATTGTCGAGTAACTAATCAACCGGATTGGGGTGATGTGTATGTACATATTAAAGGTGATAAGGCAGTTACTCCAGAATCTCTATTGCAATATATTGTTAGCATGCGCAAAGAGAACCACTTCCACGAAGAAATTTGTGAATGTATTTACAAACGTTTGTGGGATCTATTACAACCCGAGGAACTATTCGTGGCATGCCTCTATACTCGGAGAGGTGGTATTGATATTAACCCTGTACGAGCTTCAAGCCATGATGTGCTCTACACGTACGGTAACATAGCCAGTTCAATTACAGCATGTACTAAAACAGCTAGACAGTGAGGATATTATGGGATTAGTTGCCTATGCAGAAAATGAATTAGATCGTATCGGTATGACCGATGACGGAGATATGAATGGTATTATGCGTAAACATCTCCTTCATATGGTACATGAGTTCGCTGAAGAAGGTCACTCTGGGTTTTCAGCCAGTTATGCCTTACAATGTCTTAAAAAACTTCTTAACTTTAAACCACTATCACCATTGACAGGTGAAGATGATGAATGGTCAGAAGTTACACAAAGGAGTGGATACCCACATTTCCAAAATAAACGTTGTGGTTCTGTATTCAAAGATGGTAAGAATGGTGAAGCATATGACATCGATGGTAAGGTATTTTGGGAATGGTATATTGATAAAGAAACTGGTGAAAAACAAAAATCATACTATACCTGTTTTGAATCTAGAGTACCTGTAACTTTTCCTTATGTAGTGCCCGACGAGCCAATTTATGAATATAGAGAAAGTGGTGCAGAATGAAGTCACCAGATAATAATGTAAATGAAATATGTGAACAGTTTGTAACTCGTTCGCAACATGGGTTTAATAAGTACGGGGTAACTACTGAACGTACTGACTTAGACTTTGATCAATGGATACAGCATCTGAAAGAAGAACTTATGGATGCTGTAGTTTATATTCATCGTATACAAAAAGAAAGAACTAAGTACAGAGATGACATTAAATGACGCCCTAGACCTTTTACCAGATACTTCCGGATGTGTAGTTATTTTATCCGGTGGTATGGATTCTACTATTGCTATGAGATTGGCTGTAGAAAAATATGGTAGTAAAAACGTATCTGCCTTAACTTTTGATTATGGTCAAAAGCAATCAAAAGAGATTACTATGGCAGGTATTTCAACTGCTATACTTCGTGTTACTCATAAAGTAATAGATGCTTCGTTCTTAGGTGATATATCTAAAGGCTTTTCAGCCAATGTAGATAAAGATATCGCCATGCCAACGATTAAAGAAGTGTTAGGTGATCCTAGACCAAAGACATATGTACCTAATCGTAATATGATCTTAATGTCTATTGCAGCAGCCTATGCTGAAACGAGAAACGTAGATACTATTCTTTGTGGCTTACAGGTACATGACGAGTATGGTTATCATGATACTACTCAAAGGTGGGTTAATAAAGTAAACGATCTACTATCAGAAAATAGAATTATAAAAATTAAACTGGTAGCACCGTTTAGTAAACTATCCAAGTATGATGAGTTACAGCTACTTCGGGAAATGGAAGGCAATCTACAATTGACTGCTTTCACATTAACATGCTATAATCCCAATGAAGATGGAGACTCATGCGGTAAATGTCCTAGTTGCTCTGAAAGAATCGCTAACTTTGCTAAGATAGGTGAAAGAGATCCTAAGACTTACTCTATGAGTATACCTTGGGATGACTTGATTAGTAAAATGAAAGTATAATATGTGCGCTATATTCTGTTCTTTTGATGTAAACACACTCAATAAACTTTATAAGCTAAATGCATATCGAGGTGAGCTTGGTTACTCATTAGGCATCTTTAAAGCAGAAGCAGTTGCTGTTATACAAAATCTTTTCCAAGAAAGAGAACCTTATCCTGAAGATTTTATTTCTAAAATAGGTGCACCAGGTTATTACTATGTAGGGCATAGTCAAGCACCAACTACAGATAACGATAATCAGCACCCCAGTGTAGTTAACGGTACGTACCTATGGCATAATGGTATTATTAAACAATCTAATATACCTGAAGGGTACTGGGATACACTCTGGTTACATGAAAAACTGGTTTATAAAGGTTATCATGCGTTATCCGAAGTAGATGGTACTTTTGCCTGTGTATACTATAATAACTATGAGTTGATGGTTTTCCGAAATGAAATTTCTCCTCTTTATTATGACGAGAATCTAAACATATCTTCTACTGAGTTCGAAGGTAGTACATTATTACCACCTAATAAAATATTCAGAATCAACTTACATAACTATAAAGAACTACCTATGTCTGAAATACATAGTTTTGATACAAAAGAGAATCCTTATTTTATACCGGAGTGATTATGAAGCATGTAGCTGGATCCAACAGCAAAACAACTCTCACTAATGTACAAGAAGGTGACGTACAGCCTAATGCAATAGACCTGAGACTAGATAAAGTATATTCCATTAACGAACAAATATTTGAGATTAGTAATGATCATAAAAAACATCGTGGGTCTACGGAAATCTTTCCTGACGAGGATGGATATTTTACGCTTTCACCGGGGTCTTATGAGATCGTTATGGAGAACATCATCCATGTGGGAGAGGGTGAAGCTGGTTGGGTCATTACTAGGAGCACTCTTAACAGAAACGGCTGCTTCATTACTTCAGGTTTGTATGATTCTGGTTATCATGGTGTTATGGCCGGGGTACTACATATTCAGGTTGGTACGGCGAGGATTAAAAAGGGTACAAGGGTAGGTCAGTATCTATCGTTTGATGCCGAAGCACTACATAACTATGATGGTGATTACGGTATAAACAAAGAGCACGATAAAAAATATAGCCAAGTATAACATTATGGCAAAGAATATTCTCGTTACAGGCGCTACCGGTTTTATTGGTGGCGCTATCTGCATTGAGTTAAATAGGTTAAAACATAATGTAATCGGTGTTGATAAAGTATACCGAGAAAGAATTAACCCCTACATAGATAAGTTCTATAAGGGGGACATATTAGATGTTATTACTCCAGAATTTTTACAGCAATATAAGTTTGATGCTGTAATACACTGTGCGGGTACAAACCTAGTTGGTCCAAGTATACATTGGCCAGACAACTATTATGTAAATAACGTATCTAAGACTATACATCTAATAAGCTTACTTAGTAGATATCAAAAACACACACACTTCATGTTTAGTAGTAGTGCATCTGTCTATAGAACTAATAACAATCTATTAGACGAAGAAGCTGTAAAAGAACCACAATCACCTTATGCCAGAACAAAGTTAATGGTTGAGGAGGTTCTTGAAGACTATAGAAAAGCTCATGACTTTAAATATACAGCCTTCAGGTATTTCAATGCATGTGGATCCGTAGGTAGTATACATGGTCAAGAACCTCACTCGACACATATCTTTCCTCAGTTATTCGAATCTAAATCATTTGTATTAAATGGTACGGATTATAAAACTGAAGACGGTACTTGTGTAAGAGATTATATTCATATTAACGATATTGCTACAGCACATGTTAGAGCTATGGAAAGACATGCCATAGGAGTATATAATCTAGGTAGTGGTGTAGGCATGTCCAACCAGCAAATTATTAACAAAGTGTTTGAGAAGATTGGTGAACAACCAATACGCATAGGTCCTAGAAGACCTGGAGATTGTGATAAGCTAGTAGCAGATATATCTAAAGCTAAAATGATATTACAATGGACACCAGTTTGTACATTATCAGATATAGTTAATGATCTAGATGAATGGTATAAATCTTCTAACTATAGAAAAATAAAGTTTTATTAAGAGGTAAAAATGTCCGATCAACGCATTTCAAGAACTTACAAATATGTAAGTACAAAAGAGTATCACGATTCGTTTCCTTGTGCATATCGCCAATGGCGTGCCGACTCACATTGTAACCTAATTCATGGTTACAGTTTTAACATGAAGTTTTATTTCGGTACAGATCATCTAGATGTACGTAATTGGGTAGCTGATTATGGTGGTTTAAAAGAGCTGAAGAACGTCCTAGAGGATCAATTTGATCATACTTTACTTGTAGCTCAGGATGATCCAGAAATTGATATGTTTTATAAACTACAGGAGAAAAAATTAGCTAAGCTTACTATACTACCTAGGTTAGGATGTGAGGGTCTAGCTGATATGCTTTATAAGTATGTAAACGGGGTATATATCCCCGACATGTGGGGTCCCGGTGAAGCCGATCGCTTATGGTGTTATAGAGTAGAAGTAAGAGAAACACAGAGCAACATGGCATGGCGTGAAGGTCATAGGGAGTGGAACGAAGATCTTTTCGAAGGATAGCATATGAAAAAAGTAGATTATCTTGAAGCGCTTCAAAAACAACACGACGATTTAGATAAAATTATTGATGAGGAGTATAGGCATTTCAAAGATGATAATCTTGTAAAACATATGAAAAAGAAGAAACTACAACTTAAAGATGAAATCGAAGTATTGAGCAAACAATTAAATGGCTAAAGTAGCGTTAGTAACCGATACACATTTTGGGGCAAGGTCAGATTCAATTCCAATTGATAACTTCATTAGAAAGTTTTATGAGGAATGTTTCTGGCCTGAAATAGACAGAAATGAAATTAGAACTATTTTTCATCTCGGTGATTGCTTTGATCGCCGCAAGTATATTAATTTCAATACTCTAAAATCATGTAGAGAATATTTCTTCGATCAAGCAAAGAAAAGAGATATTCAGCTAGTAATGATTGTAGGTAATCATGACACGTTTTTTAAAAATACTAACGGTGTTAATGCACATAGTCTACTACTAAAAGAATATGATAACATCCTTGCTTATAGTGGTCCTACTGATTATAGTATTAGCGGAAGAACTATTCTATTGATGCCATGGATATGTACTGAAAATTATGAAGAATCGATGGATGCGCTTAAAACAACAGACTCAAAAGTTTGTTTTGGACATTTTGAAATTGCTGGTTTCCAAATGTATAAAGGGCATGAAAACGATGATGGATTTGATCCTAACATTTTTAGTAGATTCGATATCGTATGTTCTGGCCACTATCATCATCGTTCCAATAATGGTAATATTCATTATCTTGGGAACCCTTATGAGCTTACTTGGGCTGATTATGATGACCCCCGTGGCTTTCATATATTCGATACGAAAGATCTTTCCTTAGAGTTCATACAAAACCCTTTCAATATCTTCTCAAAAATCTACTACGACGATACAAAAGATATCAGTTATAGTAAAGAAGATTTCGAAGGCAAGCATCTAAAACTTATTGTTGTTAATAAGACTGATCACTATAAATTTGACAAATTTCTCGAAAAGATATATCAATCTAATCCATTAGAGCTTAAAATTATAGAAGACCTATCTGAGTTTGAGTCAGATGCTTTAGATGATGAGAATCTAGACCTAGAAGATACTATGTCACTACTATCACAGTATGTTGATAGTCTTGAGACTGAAGCTAACAAAGACAGAATTAAGACTATTATGAAAACATTGTATGTGGAAGCACAAAACATTGAAGAATGATTATATTTAAATCGATCAAGTATCGTAATTTTCTATCGACCGGTAGCCAGTTTACAGAAATATACTTTAACAAATCACCTATGACGTTGATTGTAGGTGAGAATGGTGCGGGAAAGTCTACCGTGCTTGATGCGTTATGTTTTGTATTGTTTGGTAAACCGTTTAGAAATATTAACAAGCCTCAACTGATTAATAGTATCAACAACAAGCAGCTAGAAGTTGAGGTTGAGTTCAGCATTGGTACAAAAGAGTATAAGATAAGACGAGGTGCAAAGCCAAATATCTTTGAAATATACTTGAACGACCAATTGCTGAATCAAGATGCAGCTGCTAGAGACTACCAAAAGTACTTAGAAGAGCATGTTCTTAAACTTAACTTCAAGTCTTTTACGCAGATCGTTATTCTTGGTTCAGCATCCTTTACACCTTTTATGCAACTACCCACAGGGCATAGAAGAGAAATTATCGAAGACCTTTTAGACATAAAGATCTTCTCTGTAATGAACGATGTATTAAAGCAAAAGTATAACGATATAAAAGATAAGGTCAGTGCTCTTGAAAGTGAAATTAGTGTAGGTAAGACAAAAGTCAAGCTACAGCAAGACTATGTTAAGACCTTAGAAGATGATAAGCAAAAGAAGGTAGAAATCTGAATCGTCTGCAGAGATTACAAAACTCAATGCTAGCGTTACAGTCGAGAAAGAAAAAGAAACTGGCCTTCAATCCAGTATACTCGACGCGAAGGAGAAGCGTGGCAAGAGATCTGAAATGGAAGCTCTCCTTAGAAAACTTGCCGAAAAAATTAAGACTCAAGAAAAGCATATTGGGTTTTACGAGCAACATGATGTATGCCCGACATGTAATCAAGGGCTTGATGAGTCACACAAGCATGAAGCGATCACCACGCATACGCATAAGATCGGAGAAGTACAAACTGCCATCGAATCTCTCTCCTCACAGCTTGAAGTTATTGAAACTAGACTTGATGAGATTGCTGCTATCGAGGAAGAAATTTCTCAATGTAAAGAAAATATTATCGAGCTCAATACAAAAATTATCGCCGAACAAAACTACATTAAAAAGCTCCAGGATGAGCTTCAGGCTCAAGCGACTGACAACGCTAATGTCGAGGACGAGAAGAAGAAAATCAAAGACTTGGCGAAACAAGTGGTTGAACTCGCCAATAAAAAAAGTGAATTATCGGAGGAAAGGTTCTACCTGGAAGTGGCAGGTATCCTTCTCAAAGACACCGGAATTAAAACTAAAGTCATAAAGCAATATTTACCAGTCATTAATAAGCTCGTTAATAAGTATTTACAGGCTATGGACTTTTTTGTCCATTTCGAATTAGACGAGACATTTAATGAAACAATCAAATCAAGACATAGAGACGAGTTCTCATATGCGTCGTTTAGCGAGGGTGAGAAGCAGCGTATTGATCTTGCTCTTCTTTTTGCTTGGCGTACTATTGCAAAGATGAAGAACTCAATAAGTACAAACTTATTGATGTTAGACGAAGTATTCGACTCCTCACTAGATATAAATGGTACCGACTTTGTAATGACATTACTACACACTCTGGGTGATGAGACTAATGTGTTTATTATTAGTCATAAGGATGCTTTATTCGATAAGTTCAGAAGTGTAATTAAGTTTGAAAAGAAGAATGGTTATAGTCAGATTGCGAGAAACTAATGGAACATCAATTATATGATTGGCCTCTAGATGTTATAGAAGGTCCGCTTTATATTACCTTTGAAGACTTTCTAACCCCTGAAGAGGTAGATAAGGTACACCAACTAGGCAATGCTCAAGTGATGAGAAGAGCGTCTACCTATACAGATGGAAGTGAAGATCCTGAAGTAAGAAAGTCTACCATAAGCTGGATTCCTTCTAATAATACTAATGCTCATTGGTTATTTAAGAAGCTTCAGAATAAAATATTTGAAGTTAATAACGATAAGTACAAATATGATTTGTTCTCAATAGATCATCTTCAATATGCTATTTACGGTAAGTATGAGCATTTTACTGACCACATAGACATTAGTAGTGCAGGGAGAATGGGAATACGAAAGCTAAGTTTTTCTATTCAACTAACTGATGGTGACACATATAAGGGTGGAGACTTATCGTTGAAACACATAGAAGTTAAACCGGTAGTTCTATCTCGTAAAAAAGGATCGATTTCTTTCTTTCCAGCATACATTGTACATGGAGTCTCTCCTGTACTGCAAGGAGAAAGAAGAGCCCTAGTTGGTTGGGTTCAGGGTCCTAGATGGAGATAATGAAAGAGAGAAAAAATGTCAAACATACCTCCAGAGTATCTAGATGATAGCTTTGACTTTGGCTTTACAGCTGTAGACGAAGAATACATTACCTCACCAGTATTAACAGAAACCTACACTACAGTAGAAGGTGAGTATAAAGCTAAATTAAAAGCTGTAGAGCAACTTATTATTCCTTTGCTAGTTAACCTGATGAAGAATCCTGATAAGGATTATATTAAGTGGCCTAATAGAGCTCCACAGATACAAAAGCAAATTGATAAAATTTTAGGGATTACAAGAAGCTAATGTTTAGTAAAAGAGATAAAGACCTATATTTAGACAACTCGTCTATAAGAAACTATACACTAGAGATTATCAAGCAAATGAATCAGGATAATTGGACTCCTGATGTAGTGTTAGGTTTTGCAAGAGGGGGTTTAATTCCTGCTATCTTTATTAGTCACTGGTATGATATACCTATGATAGCTATTAATAAAGATAAAGAGTTTGATAACAGGTTAGACTATGACAACGTTCTTGTTATTGACGATATAAACGATACAGGTAATACGCTTGCTTATTTCGATGAGAAGGTTAGACCTAGGTTTAGAAACGTAAAATATGCTGCTGTAATTAACAACGAAGCATCTAAGTTTGACATTAATTACTTTGGGTATTCTTACAACAAAACAGAAGAGCCTAACTGGATCGTCTTCCCTTGGGAAACCTGGTGGCACGACCGGCTATAATTAGAGATTCAATTGAATCATAGTCTTTACCTAGAATAAAACCTTTAGGTAAAAAGTGTCTGGACTTTGATCTTATTTCTTTTGATGTATCAGGGTTATATGCCCAGTAAGTTCCTCTTACGTTTTTATTACCTACTTGGGCGTTACCAATTAGTAGTTTAGATTGCCTACTATGCTGCTTTCCTTGAAAGTTTGATTTACCTTTCATGGTCATAGATATTTTACGTTTAGTTTCTTCACTTTGCTTTCCACCCATTTTAGCGTCTCTCATCTTCTTACGAGCTTCTTCCGTAACGATAGGCTTAGGTGGTTTAAACCATTCTTCTATGTTATAATTAGAATGTTGACGTAACAACTTATCTTTGTAAAGTTCGTAACTGCTTTTTTCTTTAAACGAATTCAATATCTCATAGCCGTAACCATAGCGTTTCTTCACGGAAGCCGTGGGGAAATCCGATATTATAATTTTTTTAACAGTATAATTGCAGTAAATATGTAACATGTTGCACGGAATAAGTTTTGCTCATATAATATGTATGTTACTTGATAAGGAGATATATTATGATGCCAGCTGGACGTTACTATGTAGGTGACTTGTGCTATGTTATGACTGATAAAGAGTGGGATGAATTCTGCGCTCTTACTATCGTTGACAATGATTGTGTACATGGTGAGTTTACTTTTGCAGACGGTCGTCGTTTTGCAACGTATGGTACTAAATGGGGTGATGGTATCTATCGCTCTAACATTAACACAAAGCATTCCGTAGATGCTGGTTTGATTGGATGTATTCGTATTGATGATATTAACCCAGAAAAACTAGATGAAGAAAATATGGAAGAACTGGGTGCCGTTATTCATTTTGATTATAGCTTTAGTACAGGTTCAAGAGATGGAGTTATCACCTTCGGTGATGTTATAATACATACAGATTCCGATGAGGAATACTATGACGAAGAAGAGGACTACGAATATGAGTAAGGTGCAGTTACAAAACAGACCTATTGTAGCATTTGATCCTACTAAAAAACTTCATCGTAAGATTTTTTACGATATGATGAAGTATCGTACCTGGGGTCGATCGCCTATTAGGTTCTGGTTAGAAGAAGATAATTATAATCTTATCGACCAACTACAACGTAAAATGGCTAGGTATTACATGGAGAAAGAATTTGGCTCTCTAGAAAATCTAGAAGAGAAGCCATTGTCAGAAGGTGAAGTACGTACTAGACCTAACCCTTATTGGATTGAATCTTAATGCTATTGGAACAATTTATTAAAGCTATACGGGCATTCAGAAATAAACCTGCAATGCTCCGTCAAGCTATTCGTGATGCTGAATTATATCATAAAGAAGGTGAGCTTAGTTCAGCTGAGCTTACTATGTTAAAAAGACTCGCCATGGGAGGTGTAGATGGCTAAACAAGTATCAACAGGCGTAGCTAAACATGAATCTCTAGTAAAGAGAACTAATCAGGGTGGTAAAATTAAAACATCCACTCTAAGTAAACATAAGAAAAGATGTTTTAAAAGATATAGAGGACAAGGAAGATGAAAATCGCAGTAGCATCAGATCTCCATTTAGAGTTCGGACCGATCACTCTTAAGAATAAAGAGAATGCTGACGTATTGATTCTCTCAGGAGATATCTGTGTTGCTGCAGACATTAAACCTAAAGATGACCCATACTATAAGCAGCTAGATAGATTTGGTCGTAGTGAACAGGTGTATGAGTTCTTCGCCAATTGCTGTAAGGAGTTTAAGAACGTTCTTTACGTTATGGGTAATCATGAATACTATCATGGTGACTATGCATTTGTTGTTGATTATTTACTTGAGCATTTAAACTACGATAATCTTCATATCCTAAACAATGATGTGTTTAAGATTGACGATCTTACTTTTATCGGTGGTTCATTATGGACTGATATGAACAAGGAAGATCCTATTACAATTAATCAAGCTTTGGGCTACATGAATGACTATCGTCAGATTAGAAATTCAAAGCATAATGTTAATGGTAGATTCCTTCCTCAGGATACAGTAGAAGAGCATAAAGAAATGCTTAAGCTAATTAAGGATACTTTGGCTGCTTCGAATCCAGAAGATAAGTTTGTAGTTGTTGGTCATCATGCTCCAACCAAGATGAGTACTCATCCAAGATACAAAGACGACCACTACATTAATGGCTGTTATAGTTCTGATCTAAGTGAGTTTATTTTAGACAATCCTCAGATCAAACTTTGGACTCACGGTCATACTCATCATGTGTTTGACTATATGGTTGGTTCAACACGTATCGTTTGTAACCCTAGAGGTTATGATGGCTACGAGGATAGAGCAGATCAATTTGTTCTAAAATATGTGGAGGTCTAAATGGGCTGGGCTAGTGGATCAGATGTAGCATATCAAATGATTAAGTCTTTAAAGAAAAATGTTAAAGACGATAAGACTAGAGAAAAAGTTTATTCGGACTTAATTACAGTTTTAGAAGATCATGATTGCCAGTGTTTGATAAGGTTCTTCTCTCCATACACCCAGACTGGGATGAAGATTAATCTAGCTTAGGTGTGATTAATCTTTTTCCTTCTAAAGAACTACCCATGGTCGGCGTACTACCCATAGTAGGTGCCGGTGATGGACTAGAATCCATAGACATAGGAGGAGCATCTAAAGTAGGCTCGCTTCTGGTAAAGCTGGGAGTTGAAGGAGGTGCTGGGGGAGGAGTGTATGGCTTGTTAGCTGCATCAATAGCTTTAGCTCTTAACTCTTTATCATCTCCAGCAAGCATAATACCTGATAGAGTACCAGTCAGGAATGTCGCTACAGGAATTATAAGCTCAAAGAATTTATTATCAACCGGTGACATTCCATTCATTGGCTGAGTAACAAAAATAAGGCTATACAGAACTACAAATACAATTCCGAATAGTGTTAGACCAAGAATAATACCAATAAAGAACTTCAGTCTTGCATTCAATTCTTCGGTAGTATATTTTTCTTCTGACCATAGCTGTTTAATCATTTACATTCTCCTTTTTTTACTGCTCCACATTGTGAAGGTTGCATGCTTGGTGTTGTGTGATTGGATGAACTAACAACCTTTTCTTTTTCATAAGGTGTTAAATCTTCTGGACATGTTCCATTAGCACTGCAAATAGGTTTCTTGCAGTAGGATTCTTTCCAATTATTAGGGTCTTGACAAGGGTAACGATATCTTTCTTCACACCCAGATAAGAGTAGGAAAATAGGAACTAGTAACAATAGTTTCTTCATTTACTCTCCATTCTGTTTTTTGGTAAATTTTTCTGATGCTGTGAATCCTAATCCGCCAATAACTATATACATCATGGCTTCATAGGTTTGAGGGCTTACTTTTAAATTAAAGAACAATTCAGTAACAAATCCTATAGCAACTAAAAGAAAAGCAAGAAACGTAATAGTCCTCTTACTACTAGGGTAATTTTCACCTTCTGCAGTTAAAACTCGTAACAAAATACCCATTTTTATCTCCTTTTCTTATGTTTTCGTATATTTATCGTAACGAAACAGTTGATTTACGATATAATACTATATACAATAAGAGAACATTAAGGAGTCAATATGATACTAGTTCGCGAAACTACTGAATGGAGTGATAATACTCCTAATCATTACTATCTCTTATCTAACGATAAAATGAAGATGTTTGCTTATATGTCCGATTGCGGTATAAGTAAAGAGTTCAAGAATCCTATAGACTTCTTTCCAAAAGGTAGAAAGTTTGATGTGGTAGAAAAATATGCTGATCAGGATAAAGGTATAGCTGTAACTGGTTCTAAAGGTGACGTTTATTATGTAACGTCAGTAAATGGAGAGTACAAATGTACCTGTGTTGGTTTTAAGTATCACGGTACATGTAAGCATATAGAAAAAGTAGTAAATGATTTGGTAAATTAATATTGTTTTTTGGATCCTGTGTATCTATAATATCGGGGTTCTTTTTATTAGGAGTTGACATGAAATCGATTAAGAAAATTACAGTATTCTATACTGATGGTACGTTTGAAGATATTGAAAAAACTCAAACGTTTGATATAAGTAAAATTAATACAGCCCCCGTTGTAAATACAAACCCTTGGTGGAATAATAATCCTACCAGCTATACATACACAGCATCATCTCCAGCTGCCGGGCTTAATATTGCCCCTGTAGCATCTCTTACTACAGCTCAAATCAGTACTATTTCAGGAGGGTCATTGTATGACGGTTGGAAACCCCAAGCCTAGTCTATGGCGTAAGCGTAAAATTCAAGAACAGGTTAAAAAAAGCAAATAAATATGGAAAAAGATACATACTTTATTATCGGGGTTGTTGTTATTATTTTAGCTTTTTTGATAACTCTCGGTTATGCTGAGAATGCAAAGCTAGAATGTAGACAATATGCTATTCAACAAGGTCTTTCAGCATCGGATGTTCAAGCTATCTGCAAATGAAACATTGTTGTAACGACGAATGTATTAATTCGAGAGATTGTGAAGAGCGAGCAAAGAGGAGATGGTCTAAACAACCATCTCTCTTTGTCATGTTTATTACTAACCCATTAGTTATTTTTGGTATAGGTTTCTTGCTTGGGTTTGTTTTTGGAGTAATATAATGGTTGCAGAAATACCATACATGATAGTTTGGGGATTTTTCTCTGCTATGGGATGGATGACAGCTAACTGGACTGTAGAAAAAATTGCTCCAGATAAACCTCCTATTGAGAAAAAAGTAGAAGATAACAAAATAGAAGAGAAGAAAGTGATAGAACAAAAAAATGACCCGTAAGACTATTGCTATATTTGTACAACACCCAAAGTGCTCTGTACAATCTTGCAATGGTTTAATAAAAGCGCTAACTCCTCATTATGACTTTAAAATATTTTCTAAGCATGAAATTGAAGATGATTTTTTTGATGGTGTTGATGTAGTAGCTTTTCCGGGAGGAGTAGGTGACTCCGACAACTTTGATCATTTATTTAAGTTTCATTCTAATCCTGTACGTAATTTTCTTAATGCAGGGGGCAAATACCTGGGCATATGCATGGGCGCATATTGGGCTGGCCATCATTATCTCAATATCCTTGACGGTGTTACTTGCGAGCAGTACATTAAGCGGCCTAACTCAGGAATTCGTAGATACTATTCTAAAGCCATTCCTGTAACATGGAACGGGGCTCATCATCATGCTTTCTTCTATGACGGACCAGCATTCGTTGGAGACGAGAGTAAATTTAAAACTATAGCTCGTTATAGTAATGGTGATCCAATGGCAATCATTCAAGGTAACATAGGTTTGATTGGTTGTCATCTGGAAAGTGAACGATATTGGTACGATAAAAAGTATCTAGAACCATATTATCATCAAGGCGTACACCATAAACTATTAAGAAACTTTGTTGATTGGTTAGTTGCCTAGCAAATATTTAAAATCGATGAATAGCTAGATAATATAGCCAATGTTGGCTTTATCTAGGAGTTATTATGAAAAAAATTATTTTAGCATTGTTGTTTCTTTTAGCTGGTCCTGCTTTTGCTGCGGAATTTACTGGAGCAGGAGCTACATTTCCATATCCAATCTACGCTAAATGGGCAGAGGCTTATAAAGCCCAGACTGGTATCGGTCTCAATTATCAATCTATAGGTTCAGGCGGCGGTATTCGTCAAATCAAAGCTAAGACAGTAGACTTTGGTGCTAGTGATATGCCGTTAAAGCCAGAGGAATTAGAAAAAGAGGGTCTAGTACAATTTCCTGCTATTATCGGAGGTGTAGTACCTGTTTATAATCTAGAAGGAATAGAAGCAGGTAAACTAAAATTAACCCCAGAATTAATTGCTAACATTCATTTAGGTAAAATTACCAAATGGAATGATAAAGCTATTTCAGATTTAAATCCAGGTTTAACTCTTCCTGCTCTTAACATTACAGTCATACATCGCGCGGATGGTTCAGGTACTACTTTTATTTGGACAAATTTCTTAGGCAAAGCTAATGCTGAGTTTGCTAAAGTGGTAGGTGAAGGTACAGCTGTTAAATGGCCTACAGGGGTCGGTGGTAAAGGTAATGAAGGTGTAGCCGCTCAAGTACAAAGACTAAAAGGTGCTTTTGGTTACGTAGAATACGCATATGCTAAGCGTAATAAGATTCCTTTTGCAGCTGTAAAGAACCGCGATGGTAACTTTGTATTACCAGACGACACTACATTTAAAGCTGCAGCAGCTAATGCTGATTGGAAAAACGCTCCTGGTATGTATCTACTCTTAACCTGGCAAACAGGTAAAGATGCATGGCCAGCTACAGGTGCTAGTTTTATTTTAATGCATAAACAACAAGCTGATGCATTGACAGGTCGTGCTGTATTAAAGTTCTTTGACTGGAGCTATAAAAACGGAAGCAAGATGTCTGAAGAGTTGGAGTACGTACACATGCCTGCTGATGTAATTAAGTTAGTACAAGAAAATTGGAAGCGTGACTTTAAAGGTCCCGACAGTAATCCTATTTGGAAATAAGGGTAAATCATGACTCTGTTCAAAAAAATTATTTTAATTACAGCTTTAGCAGCTGCATGTCCTTCATATGCTGATGAGTATAAAAATACTCTTCTTATTCTTAAAGAAAAATTCATAATATCTCAACAGGAGTATGAAGATAAACTTAAAGCGTACGAAGAAAGAGAAGAAAATAAAAAGTTCGCTGAGCAAAGAATCGACAAAGATGTTAGCGATAACAACAAGTGGAGACAAGCCAGAGTTAATGACGGATCAGTCACCGAAAATGGAATCGGGCTCAAGAGTAAAGATGGAAACAATACCATCCAACTTACAGGTCGAATTCATAATGACTATAGACACTATTCACCCTCTTACGGTCTCAATCAAGCCACGGATACGTATCAAAACGTAATTGAAATGCGTCGTGCACGATTAGGTGTAAGAGGCCAATTTGCAAAAGACTTTAAGTACGAAGTTGTAGGTAACTTTGGTAATGATGTCGGAGCATCTAGTACTTCTACTACTATGGACGTAGCCTGGGTTAATTATGCTGCTAGCCCAGAAGCTCAGTTTCAGTTTGGTTTGTTCAAGATGCCATTTAGCTTGGAGCAACTAACTAGCTCTAACAATATTGACTTTATGGAGCGTAGTTTAATTGGTCAAGTAGAAGGTGAGTTCATCCCTGGTAAAGAAACTGGCTTCATGCTGCACGGGGTACCTAAGCCTGGTCTTACCTATGCTGTTGCTTTAAGCCGAGGCAGAACTAACAAAGACGCTGTGTCAGATGGTTTAGATTATATCGGTAGAGTAACAACTAACATCGCTGACTTAACAGGAAGTAAAGCTTTTACAGCTCATTTAGGTGCTGCGTATAGCCAAGGTGAAGTAAGAGGTGGTGTTACTCCTTCTAGCGGAAGAACTGAATCACGTTCACAAAATGCATTCTTCACAGGCCCTGCATTGGGTGGAGTTACCACAAGAACACGTCAAGGTATAGAAGCAGCTTTTGCATATAATGCATTCAAAGTTCAAGCAGAGCAATTTAACTTTAAATACGATCCTACAACAGGTAGTGATCAAGAGATTAAAGGTTACTATGTTCAAGCTGTCTATAACCTAACTGGTGAGAGCTTTAATTACAAAGACGGTGTATTCAGCTCAATTAAACCTGCTTCACCTATAGACAAAGGTGGCAAAGGGGCATGGCAGGTTGGTGTTCGTATGAGTGAGTTTGATGCAAGCCCTATTGCTGTGGCTGCAGGTAAAACTAATCGTGCTGTAGCAACAACTTATGGTATTACCTGGTTTGCTACAGAAAATTTACGTTTTATGGTAAACTATGTAGACACTAAATACGACCATTTAGTTGGCTCTTCCGGCGGAAGAGTAAACGGAGATAGAGCAATTATGTTTAGAAGCCAGTTAAATTTCTAATTAGTTGATTTACTTCTTCTGACCCCCTATAATCTTCTTATAGGGGGTTTTATTATGGATAGAGAACTAGACGAAAAACTTTGTAGTAAGTATCCGCTCATCTTTGCTGACAGGCATAGGTCTATGATGGAAACGGCTATGTGCTGGGGCTTTGAGTGTGGTAACGGATGGTACGATCTTATCGATACGCTATGTGAAAGGATCCAACTACATATAGAAAGTACAAACAGACATCGTGAGATTATGTTAGCCAAGCCGACAGGCTATATTCCTGAAGAGGTTCCTCAGGTGGTAGCTGTTCAAGTTAAAGAGAAGTTCGGTATGCTTCGTTTCTACTATGATGGTGGAGATGAACATGTACGCGGTCTAGTAAATATGGCAGAGGCTATGTCTATTAAAATTTGTATGACTTGTGGTAAACCTGGAGTATTGTATACTAGTGGCTGGTGGAATGTAGCTTGTGAGGAGCATAAAATTGATTGACGCAATTGTTCTTATTTGGTATGAGTTTCTAAGTCGCATTCTTACAACTCTACTAGGCATTCTCTTCATCTTTATAGGTGTATTATCTCCTGATGCTGCCTATAATGCGATGAAGAAAGCTTTAAAGGATTACTAATGGCCATTCTTGACCTTGTAGCTTATCGAAACCATAGAGACATTCTTAGACAGGAAGACAGTGCTATTCCTATTTTAGAACTTATCGAGAATTTAGACAAATTAGACCAGTGTCTTACAGAAGATATATACTTTGGTATTCTAAAAGGTAATGTGTCTTTAGATGACTTTAGGTACTGGTGTAAAGTAAAGAGGTAAGCTATGACTGTCCGATACTCTGAGCGATATGACGCATTGTATGATGATGAAGACATGTTATGGATAGATGGTAAGTGTAGTGACCCAGAATGCGACTACTGTGCTGATAGGCCAGAGTTTCCTGAATTAGATTCTAACGATAGAGTGGTAAATAATGCTAAGTTTTGATTGGAAGATTATAGATGATAGATTTTATTACTATGAAACCAATTCAGGTAAGATTGTTGGGTTTGTTCATAAACATGCCCTTACCTCTATTTGGAATTCAGTAATTTACGTAGGTAATGAAAGGCACATTGCAGGTGATTATGTAGATCAGATCAATCAGTTTATAGAATCCCTTCCCGATATAGATAAAAAGGACGCTATCACGGTGTATGAGTTAATGATAGCACACTACATCGATCAATACGATGAGACTGAGATTGCTGATGCACTATGGGAAGATTTAACTAATAAGTGGAAAGAATGAAGCCCTCACATTTTTATTTTAGCGATACCATTTTTCAGAAAGAGCAAGGTCTATTTAATCAAGCAGGTTACCTAGGTCATGAGATTCATCTTCAAACTAACAATTATTATTGTCCTCCTCACGATCCTGGTAAAGTCCTGGTTAATAATAAAAATGGTATAGAATGTCTCAGTAATGTATGTAGACATCGCCAGGCCACTATCATGAATAGATCTGGTAACTGTGCCAATCTAGTATGTCCTTTGCATGGCTGGACATATGACATGGAAGGTAAATTAATCGGTGCTCCTCATTTCGATCAGCAAGATAGGCATCTAGATAAGTTTAACACACAAACATGGAATGGTCTTATCTTTGAGAAGAAAGGTAAAGACATCGTTAGTGACTTAAGCCGTATGCAGCTGGGTAAGTATTTCGACTTCACCGGTTATGCATTTCATTCTAAAGTCGAGCATATCTGTAACTATAACTGGAAGACGTTTATTGAGGTCTACCTCGATGACTATCATGTAGATCCATTTCATCCAGGTTTAGGTAATTTTGTGGATTGTAATAGTTTGTTATGGGAGCATGGACCTAGCTATTCTGTTCAAGCTGTAGGAATCAAGAACAAGCTTCAGACACCAGGTACGGCTACCTATAAGAAATGGCATAAAGCTTTACTGGACTATACTAAAGGTAAAGTTCCGGAGCATGGAGCGATCTGGCTAACTATCTATCCTAATATTATGGTAGAATGGTATCCTGAGGTTCTGGTCATCTCTACATTATGGCCTGAGTCACCTGAGAAAACCAGGAACATAGTTGAGTTCTATTATCCAGAAGAGATCGTTCATTTTGAATCTGAGTTTGTAGAGTGTCATCAGGCCGCTTACATGGAGACATGCGATGAGGATGATGAGATTGCCGAGCGTATGGATTTAGGTAGAAAGCAATTACATAAGAGACAAGCTAGTGACTATGGACCAGTTCACAATCCAATGGAGATAGGTCTTAATTACTTCTACGACTATTACAACAGTTATCAAAATATTAACTTTATTAACTATAAACCCGAATAGTTACTAAAATGTTAACTAAATAATTTCCGAACCCACGATTTCCGTGGGTTTTTTTGTTACGTAACGCTTGCACCAAAACCCGTTTGCCTGCATAATGACAATATGAAAACGAGAAAGGAAAACGACATGAAGATCTCTTACGACGAGAACATTATCAGCGATTTGCACAAAGATGCATATGGCTTTCGTCCAGACGGTTCGTTCTGGGGAACATGGGCAGCTTTCAATCCTATTCAAAAGCAGGCGTTGTGGGATAGTATGCTAGCTGATCTTACTCGTGCTATTGAGGATGAAGAAGAGGGTTACAAGATGGCTGTAGAAGAATTTGAAGCTCGTATTGACAACTTAATGCATGATTGTTCAAATCGTAAGGCTATTGTAGGTTGGTTCTTGCGAGCAGAAAATCATGAAAATGAAATCGAGAGTTTCGAATTCATTAACGGTCTCCCGTTTGGTTATCTCAAGAAAATGGAGTATGTATGACGAACGATATTTTACAATTAGCAGAAGACTTTTGTCTGGATAATATTCGGTATACAGAGTTTAATTTCCTGTATGAGATGTATCGTGAGAATGTAGGTATTGAGCGCTCGGTGATGCTTGCGCTAAACGAATTAGGTTTATTGAGTAAGTTTATTGACAAGAATTGGAGTAAATTATCATGTATATCGCCCATAACTACGGACTAGTCAGAATCGTTCATGACGGTAGTCCGTTCAACACCGCTTATGACATTAAGGTAGAATGGCGTGAGACAGAAGACAGTGAATGGACTATGTATTCTGGCTACAATTCATTAAGTAATGATTATGCATATTCAGAAGCTAATCAAGCGGCAACTCGTGCTATGGCAGAATTAGCTAGGAGGAAAGCAAACAATGAATAGAGAAGAGTTAGCCGAACAATGTCGCCTGGAGAGGTTAGATTGTCAGGATGCTTACAACAAGATCAAAGCCGGGCAGATGACCTTTGAAGACTTTTACTATGGATGGTTGGATAATATTCGTTCTATAGATTTCGATCATGGATATGAATATGCCATGGACAATGTAGAAGATTTTATTCAAGACGCCGAGGGTGATATAGATTACGTCAGATTCCTAATTGAAAAAGACCGTAATGCTAGAAATGGCGAGCTGGATATCATATAATAGAGGTTCAATGATAGGGGGTCATGATGAGAAAAACCAAATATTTCGATGTAAATTATATTATGGGTGAACCTGCACTCTTTAACGACAAGATTTCCACAGGTCGTTCGTTGAAGTGGTTTACAGGATACTTTACAGAATCGCTCTTTAAGAATAGAGGACCTTGGATTAGAGTTTACGTATGAGGTATTGGACTATAGTTTATCCAGATGTAACGTCTACAGGTGCAGAGTACGATCATTGGGAGACGTTATCAGAGAAAGAGATTTTAGATCAATACTGGGTATACTGGTTTACAAAGATGATTAATAACCAGCAATCGTTAGAGGATTTAACTTCTGAGAGGTGCATTGAAGACTGGTGTATCGTCCATTGGGCATCTCGTAACTATTGGCGTGAAATGAAGGAGTGTATACAATGATGGATAAGATTAAGAATTTTCTATATCAGCATCGAGTCAAGATTAGTTATTTTATCGGTGGGGCTAACATTCTATCGGGGCTATTAAACATTCTTATAGGTAATGTGGTCTTAGGTCTATTTTGGCTCAGCATGGGTGCTTTTATTATTTTCGATGTACGTACTTACTCATGAATGAGAATGACATTGTTTATCGTTTAAGAAAGCGTGCTGAGATTCGTCGGCAGATTCCAACGCGTAAGTCCGTACAAGAGGGTCAGGCCGATCGATTAGCTGATTTATTAGAAGAGGCCGCTATAGAGATTGAGCGTTTGAGGAAGCAAGATGAAACCATTGTTTAAGACCGTCAAGGTAAT